GTTACTGATTCATGGTGTAAACGAAGCCATTCGATAGTAGCTTGAGCACCTGAAGGGGTAATTGGGTCAAATAATGTAAACGATATAGGTCCCCAAGTGGTTTTACCTTTTACAAAACGTTGAACGTTAATATGGTTTAATGCTACACTTGATTGTGCTACATTAACACCACCTACCCCTTTAATTTCATACGAGGGGATACCATCAATATACATGATGAAGCGATTGGATTGTTTTGGTTCAAACGCTGTGAAAAATATTTCGTTGGGATCTAATACTGCCATTTTATTTTTTATTTATTGCTTTATTATAAATATTTACTTTTTAAATTTTTACGCTGGGAAAGTTGCTCCTGTTGGTAAAATGTTGAAATCTAGGTAAATAAATTCTGCAGTTTTAGTAGGTTGGATGTAGATTTGACCAATCATTTGGTTTCTATCAATAACATCTGGTGTGTTATTTGAATCATCCATAATTACTTTAAATGCATATAAACCTTGACGTTGTTGAACTGATTCTAAGTAAGGATTTACTTGACTTAAAAATGCATTTCTAGTAGCAATAGTATTTTGTTCAAATACTAAATTTTGTCCTACTTGTGAAATGTATGATTTAAGTTGAATCAATAATCTACGAACATTTACTCTATCTAAAGCACTTGCTCTAGTTTGTAATGTTTTTTGTCCATATACTACTGTTCCAGTTCCTGGGAATGTTGCAATTGGGTTAACTTTAGCAGAATATAAAGTATCTCTATTTGCTTGAGTTAATTTTTGCTCAGCTCTAACAACTTGACCTAAACCACCTCTGTTTATACCTGCTGGTGCAAACCATGGTTCTGATACTGTATCGTTGTAAGCAAATACACCTGCCATTACCGTAGATGCCGGTACCCAAACGTTTTTGCCCGTATCAGGATCAATTATCATTACCCATGGCCAATATGAAGCAGCATACGAAGTATTACGTGATGATGCTTGAGAAGTTGCGTCAGCAACTAATTTACCATATTTAACTAAATCTAATACTAATAAATTATCTCCTCTACCTTGAGTATTATTAATTAACTGAGTGCATTGAGCTGTATAATCAGCATTATATAAACCAGGAGTCATTAATATATTGTATTGGTATTCATCTTGGTTAGCTAATAAACTAATCATGTTATTATAGTTACCACCTTCTAAACCTTGAGTATTAGAAGCATCAATATTATTATAAAAATTAGCACCTGCTTTTACATCACCTACAGCACCTGTAAATGAACCACCTTGTGCTAATGGGAGATAAGTTGCGAATGCTGGTTTTGCAATCCCGTTATTATCAAAATAATTTGGAGTTGGTTGATTTACTGATGAAACTGTTACGTATCTTGATCTATTAAAATATTCACCTGTTACTGCAATTTGATTAGTTACTGAGTTGTAACTTTCAACTTGGTTACCAATTACTTTAGTGATAAAATTATCAGCCATTGGATCTAATGATAAACCTGTCCAAGTTTCTAATACAATCTGATCGTTTGTATTATCATTACCTTGTCTAATAAGTAAATCAAAAGTACCATTTGCTGTAGATGGATTTGAAATTGCAAATCTAATATTATCTGAACTACCTGAAGCTAATGAACCTGAAGCATCTAATGAGCTTGAGCTGTTCATTATAACACCTTCGGAAATTGTTTTCAGCGTAAATGAAGTATTATTTACAATATCGGCATCTACTAATGTTTTTACTGTTTGAATACCTGTTCCTCCTATACCTGTAACGGCACCGAATGTTATCACTTCACCAACTGCAAATCCAGTACCACCAGCAGTTACTGTAGTACTTACTACAGCATCTGAGGTTACTACTACAGTTGCTACAGCACCTACACCTGAAAGTGAGCCTGTTAAAGCGATACCAGTATAAGTACCATCAACACTAGAATATGTACCTCCAGTTCCAGCACCAAGATCTGCTAATGCTAATACTCCACTTTCGTTACTATTTTGAATTGCTGTTGAAGTTGCTGAGGTAAATGAACCTGAGACTGTACGTGCAACTAATAGTGATTCACCACCATTTAGGAAATAATTATAAGCTGCAATAGAAGTAAAGTAAGTATAAGTATCACTACCACTTTCTAAAACCGCACCAAATCTGTTTACGTAGCTGCTATATGATGTAACAACTGTTGGAACTTCGACTGGACCTTTTACTGTAGGACCAATAATAGCAGCCCCAACTGTAACGGGACCTTGAGTGATAAATGATTGATCATTTTCCCTTGCTAATACTCCAGGAGATATTAATGTTTCTGCCATTTTGTGTAGAATTTATGTTTTGTTATAAATATGTTAAAAGAGTTCAAAATCTATTTTTTTACAAACTCACCTGTTTCAATATTGACATTACCGTCACCATATTTTTTCTGTAACATAACTCCTAATTCTTCTGAGGATTTATTAACTTGTTGTAACTGATCTATTAATTTTTCTTTTGTTATTTCTAGAGATTGAATATCAAATTCTATAATACCAAATTGGGAAATTAATTCATTTCTTGAATTATCTAAATTTTTAATTTGTAATAATTCTTCGGGTGTGAGAAACTGGTTGTCCATGATAAATATATTTTATTTTTTTAAAGGTTAAGTATTTTATTAATTGATTCGATTACTTTTGTAGGTTTTATTGTTTTAGTACATTCAAACTGTCTTGTTGTATCTTTATGATCAGGGCACCATTCCCAATCACCTGGATTTAGCCATTCTCTATTAAAACATCCTGTACATACATTTTCATCATAGTTAAATACGCGTTCACAACTTAAAAACTCACTATATGGTAAACTAAATCCTGATATTAGAATTGTTGGAGTACCAACTGCCCATGATAACCAACTTAAACCACTTCCTAATCCTATAAACCCAGAAGCATATTTTAAATCTACCATTCTGTCTTCAATCGGATAATCTCCAGTTTTATCAATTACTCCTGTTAATGTTCCCCCTAATTTAGAATCATGCCAATCATCTCCTAAACGTTCATGGGTAATCATTACTACTTTATATCCTTGATCTTTTAAATAGTTAATTATTGTTTGCCATCCTCCTGGATGATTCCAATACTTGGCATGTGCCGAAGCGTGTGGGGCTATACAAACGTATTTCCCATCAATTTGTTGTCCTTTATTAGGTATTACAATACGTGGTTTTATTTCTGTATAATCTAAACCTAAAATAGAGGTTGAGGATTGTCCTAATGGGTGTTTTTTAAACTCAATAGGAATTTTATTTTCATTAACTGTCCTATCTTCATTATAATGCCAACCAATACTATACATTGCGTATATGTTATTAACTTCAGTTCCTGGTTTTATAAATTCGATTTCAGGATATTCTGCTTCAAACCATTCATTGTGGAATGTAGAACATACTACTTTACACTTGTGTTTTTTTCTAAATTCATCTACATAAGGAAACCAAGCTAATGTATCACCTAAGGCTGATGAATCTAAATGGATATAAACTCTTTTATCCGTAGCATCATATAAGTATTCAAAATCAATTTCATTTGTTTCTTTATTAACAACTTCAATTTTCCACTTAACAAAATATTCAATATTAGCCTTAGTCCACATATTATTAGATACATCACAAGTATAACGAACTCTACCTGTCTTATGATCAATAAAATTAACAGTATACTTAGCTTCATTAGATCCTAAAACTTCTAAAAATGCTCCTTTTACAAAATTAAATTTAAAGGTGTTTGTACCTTTTTTAAAAGGTATATTTAATTGTTCTAAATTATTGTATTCTTGAATTAATACTTCTTTCATATGATTTCTTTAAATAATTCTATTAATTCTCTTGAACGATTTAACCATGATAATTCATTCGCTGTATTTATAGAGCGAGTACGGTATTCTGGATATTCGTTTATAATTGTATCTAGGCCTCTTAGCATTTCTCCTAAATGACGTGGGGATCTCCATAATCCATGAAAATCAGTTTCCATCTCAATCCATCCTAAAATAGGTAAACCACAAGCTGCTGCTTCTACTAATGTAAGATTAGGATGTCCAGCTTCCAAATCTGAAGGATGGAGAAATATTGTATGTGATGTATATAAATTTCTAAGTTCTTTATTTGAGGGTTCCCAAACAACATTTAATTTATCATACCCATAAGCCCAAGGGTTATCATTAAACCAATTTTCATTATTTTTAGGACCTGCTATTGTAATTGGTAAATTACGAGACATAGCGGTTTGAATACCAAATGTAAATCCTTTTCTATCATATGCACCATAACCACCTAAACCATTATTTGCTAACATTAATAACTTATGATCTGTTGGATATGTGTTATTAGGATAAAAATCATTAGTATTCACACCATGTGAAAAATACATAACTTTATCCGTTTCAAAATAATCAACTAAATAACGAGCAGGAACTAATGATAATACTGAGCGTTCCATTGCTTCTAGATTTTGTTTATATACATAAGAATTTTTACCATAATGATATGCATGATGGTCATGATGTTGGAAAACATAAGGTACACCCCTATCTGCTAATTCTAAGGCTAAATTAGCTACGTGTACCATTACTATATCATAATCTCCAGGTTGTACTTCACTTGACCATTTTAAATCAACTTCATGTCCTAATTCCTTAAGATTACATATAAATTCCCATACAATTTTTTCAATAGCTCCCCACGATGGTGGAGGTATTGGGATACCACAGCCTGGGTTTATTTGTGCTATTCTCATCTAATTGTTAATTGGCCGTTATTTGTTAAATCATCAGTTGATAATATTTTAGTATCAACTAATCCTAATTTATCAATTATTGTAAATTTAATTCTACTACCTTTAATATAAGGAATAAGTTTATAATAATCTATTTTTTGATTAACTTCAATTACATCTATATGGGTTTCTTCTCCATTGATATATGATGATATTTCAATTGTTTTACTTTCCTTAGCATTAGATATTCTAATAAAAGGAGCTATCATATTTTCTTTATTAGTAGGCAACACTGTATAATATTCTACTCTTGAAAAGTCTTCATGAATAAATGAAGTAGATATTAATTCATTGAATTTATCTTCAGATTCATAATATATGTTTGAGAGATTTTTAAAAGCATGATACATCATATTTTCATACCCATTAGATTCACTACCCCATTCATTACGTAATAACTCATAATCATTAGTATTCATTATTTTTGGGATATTATCTAAATAAAAACTAGAGTTAATTCCTAAAAAATAAGTATACACAGTATCTCCTTCAGCCGCTTTATATTTTCCTAAATACGCATTTTTATTATTTAAAATTTTAGATATTTTATCTATACCTTCTGAGTTGGTGAGGATATAATCATAATTTAGGAAATATACCTTTTTATAACCTAAATTATTAGCTAATGCTGCTCCGTTATGATAATTAGAATAACAACTAGGACCGTGGTATATATCATTATCATTACCTCGTAAATTAATTTGAATATCTGCTTCTTGAGTTGAGGTATAATAATTACAATAATATGAATGTTTTGTTAAAATATTATTATTATCATTAATAGTATAATCTGCTAGTTTTGATAATTCCTCTGGGATAGGAATATGTGAAGTTAGTATTACTTTTCTACCTGTTGCTTTAACAGATTCAATACATTTTTTAGTTGTAGAGATTACACTATCGGAATTAGGATAAGTAGAAATTATAAATATTTCATTTTCCGGTGTTACTGTTATTTCCTCTCCTAAAGTTTGTAATATTAAATTTTTATTTTTATCTAAATCATCAAACTCTAAATAATTAACACTATCATATGAATCAAAGTAATTTTGATATACTTCTAAGTTATACAATAATTGGGGAATTTGATATGATAACGCCTCCCGAATTACTAAAGGCATAGTTTCCTTATCATTATTAGTACCGCGTGAAGTAAATAAAAATAAGTCCATTGATTGGTAAAAATTATTTACATCCGTACGTTCATTCCACCAAGTTAAGTTATCTGGTTTATTAGCCATTAATGGTTCCCAATACCATTTAAAATTATCTGCTTGATTACCTACACTATGAAATTCGATATCGGGTAACATTTTAGCATATTCAAAAAATTCTGCTTGATTTTTACGTGATGTAAATAATCCAATATGTAATACGTGTTTTTTATCTGGATTTAATCCTAATTTTTTTAATGCTTTACTCCTATCAGGACGATCAACATATTCAATAGGATATTCTACTAATATTTTAGGAATATCTATATCTTTATATTGATCAATTTGCCATTGAGATACAAACATAAATTTGTCTGGAAAGAATTGTTTATTGTCTGTATCGAATGAAGAATCATGTGATGTTTCTACAATTTTATATGAACGATTAGTATCATATATTTTTTCCATAATATCCTTTGGAAAATGAGCTAATTCAGGAATTTCTTCTAAATGAATAATATCGGGTTTGATTCTATTAATTATATCTAAAATTTCTGTTTTATCTTCTCCTAAAGTATAAAATCTTTCTGTAGGTAATAGAGCTTTAATCTTATTACGAGTTACAACTAACACACCTCCAGTTACATCCGCCCATTCAATTAAATGAATTTCATATTCATCTTTTAATAGTTCAATTTTTTTAGTTAAATATTGAGGTAAACCTCCAGTAGATAAATGGGGGGCAATGTATAATAACTTTTTCATAAATTTTTATTTAAAATGTGAACCACCTAACCATAATACTAAGGATCTCCGGGTTCCCCTAGTTATAGGTGAAACTCTGTGGAGGATATATGAAGGAAACAATACAGCAACTCCTTTTCCTCTAATTGTTTTTTCTGGGGAACCACCTCTTAATACTTCTAAATCACCACCTTCATAATCATTTGTGTCTGATAATTGTATTGTGACTGATACTTTTCTAATACTTAATTCTCCAGGGCCTATATCTTGGTGCCAATCATAATGACCTCCATTATCGAAATATTCTGTAAATTGGATAGATTCAGGCATCGAGTGTAAATCAAAATTCCATATTGAATTTGCTTCTTTAGCTAATTCTGATATTCTCCAGTAGATCCAACTAAATTCATCAGTTTGGGGGACCCATCTAACTGTTGATTTTCTAATACCTGTGATTTCATCAGCTTCACCACCACCAGCTATACTAGCATGTTGGGTAGGAATTTTACTGCAATCCGTAATAATTTTATCTATCTCTTCGGGTGAAAATGCTTCTTGAAACCAATAAAATTCTGTTGGATTAGTATCGTAATTTGGATCAAAATTATAAAATGTTTTCATGTATTAATATCTTGGGGGTTCTGGTTTATCACAATCAAAAAAGAACATATGAAAATATCTAGAGTTATAAATGTTATCTCCAAAATATTCACTAGCAGCATGAATTGTACGAGCATCCCATACTGCTAATCTATTATATACATTACCAATTTTATCTATTAATTCTAATTTAGTTTTATCATAATAGTTACCATTCGGGAAAGTATCATTATATATTTCGCTTCCATTTTCCCAAGGTTCAAACCTTGTTTTTCCTGTTATTCTAGAACGATAAAAATTAGTACCTGATTCTGGTGGAGCATCTGGGGTTAAAAATACTACAGCGGCATATTGTTGGGTATCACAATGGTATACTAATGAATCTTGGGCATTACAAAACTGAAATACGCCATTGTAATTATAATCCCAGTTAGTTATTTCACGTTGTAATATTTTTTCAATTTTTTCTTTTGTACCTTCAACTATTAATTTTTCATGACTACGTTGTCCTTTATGCCATTGAGATGGTTCAAAATTAAAATTATTTATAGTAAAATCCCTAATACCATCAGGGTCATTATAAAAATTATCTACAGCTAATACTGTGATTTCATGTCCATTATTAATACCTGAACGGGTTAATTCGTGAAATTGTTTAAATTGTTCTGTCATCATAGTTCTCTATATCCTGGTCTACGTTTATCACTTTTAATAGCACTTAAATAAGCTCGAGTAACAGGGATATTATTTTCATACATAAATTCATCTGGGAAGTATGTATCTAGTACATATGATTGGAAATGGATTTTATCATTATAAATAAAACCAGCATGTAATTTTTTAGTATAATACCAAAATGAATTTTCATTCCAATAACTTACGTGTGTAGGGTCTTGAAAAGCTCCTCTACCATCTGTAGAAGGGACTTCAATAAAAGCCCATGCACCATCTGCTAATACTCTATGCATTTCAGACATAGTAAATTGTTTATCAGGTAAATGTTCAATTACATGAGATGCATTTATTACACCAATTGAATTATCTTCAAATGGCCATTTTTGCGTTAAATCCGCAGTAATATCTCCATTCGTAATATCCACCGACTCATATCCTTCACGCGGGTATAAACCACCACCTATGTCAATTTTACGTAAACCTTTTAGGTCAGCATCTCGTTCAGCTAAACGTTGTTGCCATTCATACATCATAGCAACTGTTCCTTCTTGAATTTCTTGATTACGCTCTAACCATGTATTTTCTCCATAAATTCTATAAAAATAAAGTGTTTTAGGAATATATTTAAATAGAGTAATCATGTATGTTCTCATCATTAATTCCTGATCATCCAAAATAGATAATTCTGGGTTATGACCTCCTACTTCTCTATAAATAGATGCTCTCCAAGAACGAACATGATCAGGAGCAAACCAAATAAGAGATACACAATTTGCTGATGGTTCAAATGAATCCATAGAGATATAATGTTTACCTTTCCATTCAGCTTGTCTATAAGTCCAACCATATTCTTCTCCATAAGGAACAAAATCATCCTGTAGTTTAGCATTATCACTATATACAAAACCAATTTCAGGGTCTTCAAATGCTTTTGCTACTTCTGATAGACAATCAGGGGTAATAACATCATCATGATCTACTTCTACTAGAATATCACCAGTTGCAATATGGAATGCTTTGTTTTTTAGATACCCTACGTTTGTACTTAATGGGGTTTTAATATCATGGTGGATATTAACCCTAGGGTCATTAACTATTTCAGATGATAAATCATCTTTACGTAGACCTCCATTTAGATAAAGAAGCCATTCCCAATCTTGATATGTTTGGTCTTTTAATGAATCGTACAATTCATTTAAATATGTTCCCTTGTGGGTTGGTGTAACTACACTTAATTTCATAAAACTTATTTAATTTAAAACTTAATATAATAACAAATTATTACATATCCAAGTTAGTTTATTTTTTTAGCAATAAGGTGTGCACTTTTTATATAATGTTGGTTTGTTGCAGAAGCAAATGTATACATAGCTATTATATCACCATTATTAAGGTAAAAACAACCATATACTTTAGCAGCACATTGGTGACTAGTAGTTGAACCTGTTACTTTAGTTCTACCTGAGGATAAATAGTTGTTTGTATTGGTTGTTTTAACTAATTTAACAATAGTAGCTCCTAAATCTTGAGATCCATTGTTTTCTTCAACATTTACAATACCTTCTATATAATACATTCCGGTAACACCAATTTGTAAACCACCATATGTTTGACCACCTACAACTACTGGGGTTACATTACCATAAGGTAATGATATTATATTCATTGGTGCTGTTACTGCTGTAGCATCTGAGGTTCCTATAGTAACATTTAATCCTTGTCCCCATATACCATCACCACCTTCAGATAAACCACTATATCCTGAAGGACCTGTAGGACCATTTGAACCTGTATATCCTGTATATCCTTGGGCTCCTCTAGAACCTTGAGGTCCAGGATTATTTGTACCTTGATATCCTTGAGCACCTTGAGAACCTGTTGGATTACTACCTTGATATCCTTGAACACCTTGAGAACCTTGGGGACCTCTACCTCCCTGTGCACCACTAGGTGCCCCTGGGTCTCCTGTAGGTCCTTGGGTACCTTGAGCACCTCTTGGATTTGGACCTGCTACTCCTTGATAACCTTGACTACCACGACCACCTTGACCACCTTGAGAACCTGTACCACCTTGTGGACCGCGGTTTGCTCCTTGATAACCCTGAACACCTGGATTACCATTAGGAGTAGGACCAGATTGACCTTGACCACCTCTACCACCTTGAGGACCTTGATAACCCTGAAATCCTCTAGTAGTATTTGCTGTACCTTGACTACCTTGATCACCTTGAGGACCTCTATATCCTGTTGGTTGATTACCTTGATATCCTTGAGGTCCTTGAGTTCCTTGAGAACCATTTGGCCCTCCATGTCCTTGATACCCTGTACTAACTCCTTGGGTACCTTGAGGTCCAGTTGGTCCTATATATCCTGTTGGTTGATTACCTTGATATCCTTGAGGTCCTTGAGGACCTCTTGGTGTTGGTGATCCTTGAGTACCTTGAGGTCCTTTAACTCCACTTTGGGGTCCTTGATAACCTTGAGGTCCTATATATCCTGTTGGTTGATTACCTTGATATCCTTGAGGTCCTTGAGGACCTCTACCTGTACCAGGACCTGTGTATCCTTGAGGTCCTTGGGGACCACCTTGATAACCCTGAGGTCCTTGATAACCTCTATATCCTGTTGGTTGATTGCCTTGGTAACCCTGAGGTCCTTGAGGACCTCTACCTGTACCTGGTCCTGTATATCCTTGTGGTCCTTGAGGACCACCTTGATAACCTTGAGGTCCTTGATATCCTTGGTATCCAGTTGGTTGATTACCTTGATATCCTTGAGGTCCTTGAGGACCTCTACCTGTACCAGGACCTGTGTATCCTTGAGGTCCTTGGGGACCACCTTGATAACCCTGAGGTCCTTGATATCCTTGGGCTCCTGTAGGTTGATTACCTTGATAACCTTGAGGTCCTCTATATCCTTGATAACCTTGAGACCCACCTCCACCTTGATCACCTTGTGGTCCTCCTTGGTAACCTTGAGAACCACCAAATCCTGTTCTACCACCTAATCCTGTTGGTGATGTACCTTGATATCCTTGAGGTCCTTGCGTTCCTCTACCACCTTGACCACCTTGTGGTCCTGTATTACCACCTTGATAACCTTGTGAACCCTGATTTCCTTGTGAACCTCTAGGTTCTGGTCCTCTAATACCTTGGTAACCTTGTGATCCCTGACCACCTCGTCCTCCTTGAGGTCCTCGATAACCATTAACACTACCTTGATAACCCTGAGGTCCTTGGTAACCTAAATATCCTTGTAAGCCCTGGTAACCTTGGGCACCACCTCCACCTTGAGTACCAACAGTAGTATTTTGTCTACCTACACTATCAAATAACTCATTTGGATCAATCTGCCAAGTTGATGATCCTGGTTTTTGCCAGTATACTCGTAAACCATCTCCACCA